GTTTAGGTACGGGTATCCCCCTTTTAAAAAAGCACCCCCCCCTCTTTCAGTCACCAAAAAATTTTTTAACTACCCCGGCCACCTGTTCGGCGTTGCGTCGTCGGGTCGCTTCCTTGCCGCTGCGTCCCATCTCGGTATGTACCTTAACGTGGCAGTCATGGCACAGGACGCACAGGTTTTTAGGGTCATACATAAGCCTGTATTTCTCGGTGTAGTTTATTCCATACTCCACCGGCTTGCGGTGGTGTACCTCGGTCGCCGGGGTTATGTAACCCTCTGCCTGGCACCTCTCGCAAAGTGGGTGAGCCGTCAGGGTATCACGCCGCAGTCTTAACCACCGTGGCGTATGTATCAGCTTTATGTAGTCTTTATCTTTAGCCATTTGTATGTTTGCGTATTAAGTAGTTAAGGCTGTCTAACAAACTCTGCTGCTTGACCTTTTTATTTTCAAGTGACGCGCTGGCGCGTTCATCTACAGTATGCGCCCCGATTAGTTTGTACACAGTTACAGGGTGCTTTTGTCCTTGTCGATGCAACCGGGCGTTAGCCTGTTGGAATAGTTCTAAGTCCCAGCCAGTACCAAACCAAACTATGTAGTGGCCGCCCTGCTGCATATTGAGGCCGTAGGCCGTACTCGCCGGGTGAGCCAGCAGCACATCTATCTTTCCGGCGTTCCAGTCCAACAGCTGCTTTTCACCCTCATAGACTTCCACCCTATAGCCTTTGAGTTTTTTAGCTATTCGCGGTATGTCGTGTTTGAACTGGTAGAAAACCAAAACGCTGCTACCGTTGGCCGCTTCCACAATCTCGGCTAACTTATCCACCTTTTCGCTGTGGATTTCGTGTATGTTCCTGTCCTCATCATATACAGCGCCGTTGGCGAACTGGGCTAACTTGTTCATCAGCCCGGCGGCAGAATTAGCCAGAATATTGGCCGGCTCGCCCTCATGCTCCTGTTTGAACTCCAACACCTTTTCGCGCTCAAACTTATTGTAGGCAGTCATGGTGGCCGGTGACAGCTCGACAGGTACGGTGTGCATCATCAAATCGGGTAACTGCAAATAGTCCTTTGCTTGCATACTTAGGCAGATGTCGGCTATACTGTTGCGTATAATATCCTCATGTCCTTTTTTTACGTCGCACCGCACTACTATGTTATTCCAGCTGTGGGTTTCAAAGTGACTTTCGCGGTATTTCGATACGGATTTACCTAAACGCTGGCCCATGTCGATACAGTACATTTGCCCCCAAAGGTCGATTAAACCGTTAGGCGCAGGTGTGCCGGTCAGACCGATTACACGTTTTACTGTCGGCGTGGCGATGCGCATAGCCTTAAACCTTTGCGACTTGGAATTTTTGAAGCTGGTCAGCTCGTCGATAACCAAAACATCAAATGGCAGCTGACCGCCGTACAGACCTACCAGCCATACAAAGTTATCACGCCCGATAACGTAGATGTCGGCTTTTTCGGCTAATGCTAATTTGCGCTGTTTTTCCGTACCCATGACCTTTGCCACCCTCATGCCTTGCAGGTGGTTCCATTTTGCCGCCTCGGTAGTCCATGTGGTTTCAGCTACCTTTTTCGGGGCTACTACCAGTGTGCGGCTAATCTCGCACTCGTCGATTAGTTCCTGTAGTGCTGTCAGTGTCGATACGGTTTTACCCAGCCCCATGTCGAGAAACAGACCGCAGCGTGGATTATCCAATATCCATTGCATCGCAGTGCGCTGGTATTCGTATGGCTTGTATATCATTGTTTGGCTAATTTAATCAGTTCGTCGATGTCGGGTTTATTGTCTATCACTTTAACCAAATGACCCATGCCGTTTAGTTCGGTCATGCGTATTTGCTGTATTTTGGTCGGCTTCCGTCCTTTGCTTTTCAGTTCTACCCAAATCACGCCGCCGCCCGGAAGCACTAACAGGCGGTCGGGATAGCCTACCATATTCGGGTTAGAGTATTTGAGGCAGGGCAAACCATTTTGTTTAGCCTGTTCCACTAAATACCGCTCTATCGACTTTTCCGATACGTCGGCATGATGGGTTATATTTTCGATGCTCCGTTTATCCATTGCTGTACTATTTTTGCCCTCACGCACGCGCACACACGCACGCGGAACATTTCGGGATTATGTAATTACTACTTTTTTCTATTTTTGTCTATAAAAACATTACTTTACTAATTAGCCATATATTTAAGTTACCATAGTTACCATATAGCGTAAATGCCTTATTTTCTTGGCTTTTCCGTGGTAACTAAACGTGGTAACTAAACCTTTTTGCTCGGTTGCCAGTTACCGTGTTTCCATTACCGCCTTTTCTTGGTAACTAAGTTTTCGCCGGGTGGTAACTCGGTTTCAGTTACCAAAAATCTATATGTCGCCCTCATCATCTACGCTGTCTTTTAGAGGTCGGGCAAAACTCTTTTGCCGCCCATACAGTTTTTCCATGTAGCGCACACCGCTACGGCGTTCCCAGCCCATTTCATCTAACAGGCGGCAGACCCGGCGCGATAAATACTTATATTCCTTATCCGACATTTCGCGCCCCATCTTCTCGCAGATAAATTCAGCGGCACAAACACGGTCACGGCGCGATACCCCTACCTCGTCGAGTGGGTCGGGGTTCTTGATATAGGCGCGGCGGCGGTTTAATTCCCAGCTGTCCCAGTCGGCAGGTAATTTCATATCCAAAAACACGGTGAGCATATCGCGCAGTGGGTCGTCGTTGTCGTCATTGTACTGGCTTTGTCGCTGGCGTGCCTCGGCTTCCAAATCGCCCGGCAAATATAGTTTTTCGCCCTGCCTCCAATACTCGACAGCCTCCGCCCATAACTGGTTTCGGTCGCGTATAAGTGCCTCGGTATAGTCGGGGTATTTGCGCAGCTCTTGATTAACGGCTATTACCCAAAATCGGCGGTTTCCTGTATCACCTTTGAGAAAATACCGCTCATTCGTAGTACCACAAAACACGCACTGGCGCGGATGCCGTTCTACGACTGTGCCGTATGCGGCGCGGTAAATATCATCGCGGCGCGTTATGTAGTTCTTTACCTGCTCCACGTCGCTGCGCTTGATACTCGATAGTTCGGCTAACTCGATTATCCAGCCGCACCGTAGCTGCTCCATGCCGCTTTTGCCCTCGGTGGTGGTGAGGCTGTCGTTAAACCATTCGCCTCCCATTATGTCGAAAAGCGTAGATTTACCCACGCCCTCCGGGCCGGCGATAATTAGGCAGTAGTCATATTTGCACCCCGGCTGCATGATACGCGACACGGCGGCGGTAAAATGCTTTCGGGTCATGGCTCTGTTAAGCGGTGTATCTTCCGCTCCGGCATAGTCGATAATCAGACGTTCCAGCCTCGGCGTGCCGTCCCATACCAAACTATTAAGATAGTCCCTAATAGGGTGTATGCGGTGCCGGGTTAGCACTGCGTCCTTTGCGTCCCTAATCTTATCTTTGTTGGTGATTTCGTAGCGTTCTTCCAAATATATGCGCAGGTTAGCGTCGTCACGGTTGCCCCATTGCGTCGCCTTTTTATCCCACGGCAAACCGCCCTTAATCATGTCGAAACCGCTAAAAAGGTCATGCCACAAATGCCCTGCCAGTGCCGGGTCATTCTCCATAATGCAAATTATGTTTTTGGCGGTGCTTTTAATAGTGCCTTTGCGGTCGCGTTCAAGTTCGGCCATCCAGTCGGTATCAGGTTCTTCGGTCGCCTCGCTGTCGGTGTCGATACCGGCAAAGTCGCTGTCCGCCTCTGCCTGCCTCTCCTTTGTGAGCAATACGCGCACGGCTTTATCAGCTGCCACGAAATCCTGCATTTTGGTGTACGACGGAAGCCGGGTAACGTCGGTTACGCGGCTACCGTCGTCCTGCACTCCGTACAGATGTATGCGCACTAAGTCAAAGGCGTTGCACAGCCGCATACTTGCCGGGTCGGTCTCGTGATGCGAAAATGCAAATTTGCCCTCATAGGTGACACAGCCACCGGCGACACTTCCGGCGCGGTAGGTGTACCGCCCGTCGGTGCCGGTCTTTTCGTACACGTCGGGCAAAAACTTTTCTATGGCTTCCTCGATCGTGTATGCACGGCAGAACGCACCTATCAGCCCAGGCTTCTCGGTAGGGTCACCGGCCTTGCGGATTTCGTGCGACAGTACGTCACCCTCACGGCTCGACATAGGCCACTCGCTGACGTCCTGCGGGTTGCGGTAGGTCGCCAGCACTTCGTCAACGTCAAAGGCCGGGCCGTCTTGATAGTCGAAAATATACTCACCGTCCCGGCTGGTGCTGGGCCAGTAGAATAGGCGCGGCAGCTGGTATGTGGTATGGTCGAAAAGTTCGATACCTATACGCGCAGTCCAGTATCGGCAGACCGGCTCATACTCGGCCGGTGCCATCTGCCTGTTGGCCGGAAGCACCAGGCGCAGACGCGGTTTTTCGGGCGTATGCTTGTGGGTGCTATATACCATAGCGGCGCAGTCGAAATTTAGGGTAAAGTCGTCCCAAACGTCGGCTGTGCCATAATCTATATCGAGTGTAACCAGTGTGCGGTATAGCACGTTTGAGGTTTTGCGTGTGCCGTTGGATAGATAGCCACCGACAAAACCGCCTACGTCCTTAACGCTGCTTTGTTCCTCACGGCTCATACGCAGATACTCGCGCACACTTTCGCCGGTGCGCTTGGTGTCGGCGCACTTGGCTAAAATGTCGCTCCACTTCCACGGCTTGTTGCGCCATTTTTTCGACAGCCGGCTGTGAGCGGTGGCTATGTCTAAGTCGAAATCAAATTTTAACTTATCCGTCATCGGCGCAGCTATCCTCCTCTGCCCAGCTTCGGTATTCATCTCTAAGATGCGGTCGAAATTGTCGTTATTTTCCATTTTTCTCTGTTTTCAAGGTGAAGTCGGGGCAATGGTTATCACCTCGGTATAATCTGCAAGCTGCATCTTGTCCCCAAGTGCCGTTCCAATAAAGCTTGGAGCATATAGGAGTCTTAGGATAGCCGCACTCAGTGCAGTATTTGCACTCCCTCGGTTTCTGCGGTCGGTCAGTCGGGGTCATAGTCATAAGTTCTGAATTTCTTACATAGCCAATGTTCCCAGTCTTGCAGACACATCCATGTAACCACGAAAGGGAAAGCTATCACCATGAATATCCACCAAAAAGGCTTTATGAGCCATACAAGACACTTGCACACGGCTCTGCGGTATTTCTTTTTCATCTTACTTATTCGTTAGGCCAATAGATGTCCTCCAACTTTACCGTTATATAATCGCTCAACGCACCATAGCGGTCAAGCAATCCAATGTATAGTTCATCGTTCACTTCGTCATAATCGTCATTTACAAAGGCTCTCTGACCGATATAAGCGATATGTTCAGTACCATATCGAGTGTACTTGATTTCCTTATTTAGGATTACTTCATCTTCAAATTGTGGGTATTTTTTCATTTCCTTTTCCTCCTTATTTTGTCAAACTTAGCATAGGGAGAGACGTAGGATTTGCGGGCAGATTTCTCAATCAAAATATTGCAGTTGTGGATATTCACGATTGGTAGAGAGTGTATTTCGTAGACCGCATTCGCTCTGTATTCCACAATGTCCTCCGGCTCACCCGTTGCAACGGATATGTTATGTATTGCTTTCTCTCTGTCCATCTCAGTCAAGTTTCACATACCCTTTCTCCAGACACCACACAAGCAGCGAGTAGAGAGCGTCGATGAGTTCGGGGGCAAAGGAATATGAGCCGGGTAGAGTTGTGTTGTTATATTCTGCATACCATTCTCCATCATCAGTCCCAATTTCAAGATGTTCACGATTAATCTCTTTCGGCAGAATGTCGAGGATGTCGGCGAGGGTGAAGATTGGATTGTCGTTGGCATAAGAGTGGTCGAAATCAGAATCTTTAGTGACTATCTTTCGGTCAACATCGATCACTTCATCATTGACATTAGCAAGAAGCCTGCCATTCTCCTCCCACACATCTTCGCAAGGGATAACTTCGCTGTCATAGTCAAGATTGAGTAGACACATACTCGCCCTTTCGGGGCTTACTCCAAGTTCTATGAGCTTTGCCGATTCCTCGGCGGTCAGTTGGGTTTTCATATCTCGTCTTCTTTTGGGTATCTTTTATCAAACCGCCATCTGAGTTCACAATCACTCAATATGGCTTCTCTAATGTCGTTTGAACTTGTTGCAAATTCTACGAATATTGCGGAAATACATCCGGGGCGTTTATCGTCTTTACTACATGGAATTGCGTAGTACATAAAGTTATCAAGCGTTCCGTAAATGAAACCGTCAGCTTTCATCGCTTCGTGATACACGGGCTGGTCTATCTTCTCAATATTATTCAGCTCCTCTCTCGTGAAACTCCCCACTATCGGGTAAGCGAAATGTCCGGCTCTGCCTCTTGTGCCGAAGTAGCAAATTCGTTTTTCCATATATCACTTCTCGTTTAGCAGTTCGGGGTTGTCGTGGAGATTGCCAATAATGGTCATCATTCGCTCTGTATCATAACCTCCAAGATAATCAACCAAGTCGTTTTGCGGGTCTCGCATTTCGGCTATGAAACCAGCCCTATCCTCACTATACCAAACCTCGTATTTAACCTCTCCGTCTGAAAGTATATCACCTTCGTAAATCTCTTTGCCGTTGCTGTCAAGCATTCCGGTGAGCTGACCTACAGTGTCTTCGTCTATGTATGGTGTTTCATCATAAAAATCATTGAAGTGCATACCGTCATCAATATACTGACCGTGTATGCCGATACAGACACTGCCCTCATTAGTTTGGAGCAGGTCTCCATACACCCATTCGCCGTTGTCGAGGCGTTTGCCTCTGAATTTGATTGTTCTCATATCTTAGCCTCCTTTCTAAAATGGTCATACATGTCAGCGGCATCGGGAAATACCGCGTCATGGGGAAATACGGCCATGTCGTTTGACAACTCTCTTAAAGCGCATTGCAGAGCCTGTATCTCCTTAATCGCTTCGTGCCGCCTGATATACTCCTCCACATTCTCGATGTTCGGATATTGCTCTTTTACGTTGCGGTGGTTCTGTTCTGACGCTATGACTCTGAGCATACCAATACGCTGCGCCACCTCCTCGGCAAGTCTGCCTATGTGCTTGCAGTCGTAAAGTACAGGTTCAAGATTTCCGTTCATTCCTCACCTCCTTCCTTATGGCACGGGCAGTCGGGGTCGTGGGTGATGCCGCCACCTGTTCTATATTCAGAATAGAGGATATAAGAATGTCCTCTGTAATTCACGGTTTTAATGTAGCCGTCATACCTATTATCTAAGTACTGTTGCTTTTGCTCTGGTGTTCTGTTATCATCGCATCCGCTCAGGCACACGGCGCAGAGGACGGCGGCGAGGATGGTTGTAAGGTGTTTCATATTGATTCTTTTACTCAGTTGATAATTTCGTCTACGGTTCTCGCAATAGTAGGCCCTGGACGATATTCATTAGTCGGCGTTTGCCTCGTCGGTCACTATCTCGATTTCACACACGCAGTCATTAGGCTTTTTAACGCGCAGCTCACACGCCGGGGTATTGTCTGCCTCCATAAGCGCAAACACGCCGGGTATCTCGGTGCGCGGAACTTTGAAATTTAATGTGGTTCTCACAAGCCAAATAAATTAGGTTGTTTATGTTTAGCGTACCATTTGGCGATACCCTCTTTACTTATCCACCAGTCAAATACTTCCTCGTCGGTGAGGTCGGCGTACTGGTTCATATAGCCGTTTTCCCTTAGTTTGGCGATAGTGCGAAGCAACAGGGCGCGATACTTTGGATAGGCACTCCCCTGTCGTAATACTTCCTTCTTACTCGCCATTGGGCAAAATAGACAGCCCAAACGCCGCCAACCTTTATCGTAGAGGGCGCAATGCTCCACTTTTACCACTTCGTTAAGGAAGTGCCAAACGTCGGCTTCGCTCCATTCAATAATTGGATTTATTATTATTTTGTCTTTACCCTTGACACACTGAACGCCTTCTATTTCTTTTTCGCGTGTGAACTGGTCGAATTGTTCCAATGTTCCCCGAAACTTTGGGCCTTTACTTCCGGCTATCTCCGCTTCTCGCCGGGAACTACGCTTTAAGCTTTCCTGTCGCCTTACCCCGGTAAGCGTTACCGTTCCGGCTCCCTGTGTTTCTTTTAGGGCTGCACAACAAAAGCGCATCAGTTGGGTAGGTAAAGCCTTCTTCTTTATGCAAAGTTGGGCGAAAGTCAATTTTGGTCGGTCGTTAATAACGTCCGGGTAGTTGCTTCGGATAAAGCGCACCAGTTCCGGGGGGTCTAAGGTCGTTAAAGCGTAGTGCGGTTCAAATTTGACCCCGGCTAATTTCGCTACATGGTAAAGTGCTTGGCTATCTTTTCCGCCGCTAAATGCTAAGTAGAAACCGGCTGCGTAATACCGCAGTGCTAACGCTTCGGATTTACGCAATAGGTCGATACTATGCTGTAGTTTGTTATCGAAATTTTCGGGTTTCATTTGTTATTGTTTACTTGGTCGTTACAGGCTTCTTGCGTAGGTTCTACGATGTTTTCGGAAATAGTGCAGGTTCCTATATCGTCGCCGTCGGCTTGATAGAAAATGCACGTTTGGCAAGTTTCCGGGGCTTTGTGGCTCATGCCAGTACGGTTTCAAAGTTGTAACTACGTTTGTGGCCTCCGGCTTTCGATATGCGCACGTTAGTAATGCGCATAGGTAATTGCGTGTCGTCCTTTGCCACCGCTACCACACTCCTACCGATTAGGGTAGGTTTTTCGTAGCGGTTAAACCATTTGCGCACCAGTCGCCACGCGACTTTTTTACGCGGCGATATTTGGGCCGGGCGTGTTAGAGGATAGAAAAGCTGGTACAGTTTTCGGGCCTCTTTTTTGTTTAGGGTTACGCCGCAGCTGTACGACATTTTCCGTGGTTCTTCCGGGGCCGGTGAATTAATCCTATTTGGTAGTGCCATGATGTTAGATTTTAGCGGTTAATGCTTCGTGTACTTCTTCGGCACGTTTTGTGATACACGTGCGTGTGTCGCCGTCGGAATAGCCGCAGGTTTCAGCCCATACCGTTACCCACACGCCCAGTATCCTGACCTGCAACCTGACTGTGTAAAGCACGGTGTGATATGATTCGGTATCGGGATTGCGGAAAACATTTTCGGTGACGCGGAACTTACGGCACCCGTTGTTACTTGACATCCACATATTTCGGTAATTTTCTAATTCTGTTTAAGGTATTATGTTTTCTAATCTTTGAGATAATACGGCGTGCTATACCCCGCACCTTCAAGCGGCAGGTCGCGGCACCAGTCTATCGGCTCGCTAAATAAAGCCTCTACATCGGCCAGCGGTCGGTCGGCAGGTGTTTCGGCTATTATTTCGTCATGTACGTGGAACACCACGGGGATACCGGCATCCCTGGCGCGGAGTATGACCACCCCCAATATATCGCGTGCCACCGCCTGCACGATGTTCTCGGTGAGTTTGCCGCCGTATGTACGGGTAATCCCCCATTTTTTTGTGGTTTGGTTCATACCCTCATATTCGATAACCTCGTGGTCGCCTCGCCAGCCATCGTTATATTCCATGCTTATGCGTGCGCGTGGGTAGCAAATAGTGCGTCCCGACGGCAGGGTGATAAGCAGCATGCCCCATCTGAAACCTATGGTGATGCCCCGGTGTATCGTTACGGTGTTGCCGGTTTTGATTGCGGTAACCGCTGCTTTCTCGATAACCCTCCAAAGCTTTACGATATTCGGGTTGGCTTCGCGCCACAGCCTCACGGTCTCCTTCTCTTCCTGCTCGGTCAGCCCCAGCTTCGAACCGCCCATGGCCTCCAACGCGGCGATACCGCCACCGTAGCCTAATGCCAGCACGGATATTTTGCCTTTTTGGCGCAGATGGCTGTTTTTGCCGTGCTTCTCGACAGGCACACCGAACATCTGTGAGGCCGTAGCGCAATAGATGTCGCCGCCCTCCCTGAACACGTCCAACACCCAGCCCTCACCGGCTATCCATGCGATAACGCGTGCCTCGATGGCGGAAAAGTCGCAGACGTGCAGGATATGACCCGGAGAGGCGACAAAAGCCGTGCGTATCAGTTCGCTCAGCACCTGCGTGACATCGGCGTAGTTCATTTCAAACTCTTCAAGGTCACCAGCTCTAACCAGTGTCCGGGCGTAGTCCAGATCACCCAAATGGTTTTGCGGAAGGTTCTGCACCTGTACCAGCCTTCCGGCCCAGCGGCCTGTACGCGCGGCCCCGCAAAACTGCAGCAGCCCGTGTATGCGTCCGTCGTCGCACACGCACGTTTGCATAGCTTGATACTTCATGTTAGAGGTCTTAGCCATTTCGCGGCGTAGAGCCATAACCCGGCGTGCTTTGGGCCAGTAGGTTAATGCGTCCTCGATTTCGTCGATGTTCTTTTTGTTGATACTGGCAAAGGCTAACCCGGTTGTGCGTTTCAAATATTCCTTAATCTGTGCCGTGCTGTTCGGGTTTTCCATGCCGGTTATCTGCTGTGCCTCTTTCAGTAGTTCGGCTTTATATTCGATGTCGAAGCGTGCGGCAGCGTCCACCAGTTCGCGGTCAATAAGTACGCCACGGTCGTTAATCTCCTGGTCGGCTATATAGAGCTGTTCGTCAAATTCGGCAGGTTCAAGGCGGCGCACTTTGGCTAATAATGCCTGTTCTACCTCCACGTCGCGTATGCAATACTTTTTGAACGTGTCCCAACGGTCGGGCGCGGCACTCGGCAGGTGTCGCACACCATTACGCCCCGGCATAGAGAAAAAGCGTATAAGCGTCTTGCCCTCGGTCATTTTGCCGTCAGCCAGTTTAAGCACCTCGCCGCACTGACCCAGTGACAGGGGTAAACCCATCCGGGCGGCGCGTACCATTGTGCATTTCCACTGCGCAGGATCTAACGATTTGCTTAGTCCGAAATGCTTACTAAGGCAAATGCGTTCAAATGCTGCGTTCCATGCGGTTTTGATTACGTCCGGGTCTGCCAGTGCGTTTAATATCTCGTCGGGCAGCGTTTCGCCCTGCGCAAAATCCACACACGACACCGGGCCGTTATCCACGCTGTATGCAAATAGCAATACCGCAAAGTCCGGGGCTTCGACGTACTTATACACTCCGCATTTTGACAAATCGCGGCTGCTATACGTTTCTATGTCTATGCCTAACTCGCGCATTTTGCTGTTTTTAGATACCCCCCCCGGCGCATGGCCGGTATGGGGGTATGTTGTTAGTAATGGAATTTGTTTTATAGGTCGTCATCATCTTCGCTGTCGATGTCGGCAAAGTCGCTTTCGGCACTTGACCGGCCACCCAGCTTTTCGTCGTCCTTAAACTTCATTATGTTGTTGAGGCCACACGCTACGCCGCGATTTCCGTTTGTGTCGTAGGGGTAGAAAGTGACCGATACGATAGCCCAAACGCCGCTGTAGATTTCTTCCTCGTCAACGATGGGCGATTTATCGCGGTTGACGATGCCGGGGCGCGTGTTGCTTTTGGCGTTGACGTAAAGCATACCGGCATATACTTCGTCGTCTTTGTCGTCGCCGTCGCGTAGCGGCATATCCAGTTTTTTGGGTTCTTTGCCGCCCCATTTCGACACGATGCCGGAAGCCTTAGCCGCTTCGATGGCTTTTTTGATGGCGTTTACGGTTTCCTTTTCTCCGGCAGGGATAAGTACGTTAGTCATGTACTTGGCGTTTTTGTCGTCGCCGTCGGGGTTGTATTTGCTAAATACATGGGTGTAGCTGAGACGGCAGGGGCCGAATACTACTTTGTTGTCTGTTACTTTAGGGGTAATCATACTTGGTTTATTTAATAGTTATACTTCGATGTCGTTAAAGTCGTCGGCTGCGGCGTTATACGCCGGGCGTTTGTCGTCGGCTGTTGTCAGTGTCGGTTTGCCCTGCGGCTTGGTGATATAGTCGGCGCACATGGCGGCCAAACGCTTTTTGCCTACCAGCTTTTCAAGGTCGCCGATACCGCATAATACGGCTGGCTTCATGTACTCGTTTTCGTCGTAGCCCTCTTTGGATAGTAGGGCGATAACGGCTTTGTCATCGGTGATTTTGCGGTTACTGCGCCCCTCGACTAACTTGTAGCCTGGATAGGTTACACCGGCTAACGCCTGTTGCAGTGCGTAGTCCTCCATACTCGACACCCACGATTTTATGATAGCCAGCCACGGCAGAATGTCGGTAGCCATTTTCTTAGGTGTGAGTAATCCGGGGTCGGGGTTATCTTGGGCTACGGCTGTGCATTTTTCGGCCAGTGCTTTGCAGCCGCATTTCACTTTGCAGAATTGGCACCACTCGCCGGGGTTCTGCTTGCCGTTGTTGCTAAACGCTTCTATGGCTTTGGGGCGCAGTTCCTCGTCGGCCCATTTCAGTAGGTCAGTAACCGACATTTCAAACTCGCTTAGATTGTCGATACGCGGCTGCACGATAGTCATGCGTACACGGTCTATGCGATACTCAAAGCTGTGTTTGAGGTATGCGCCCAGTGCGTAGATTTTCATCTGCTCGTTATCGACAGCCGACACGCGCACGCCTTTGCCGTACTTGAAGTCGATAACCTCCATAAGCCCATCGGCTATAATGGTCGTGTCGGATGTGCCGAACGCCTCCGGCACATATTCGGAAAAATCTAATCGGGTTTCGATAAGTAGCTGCGCGTCCTTTGTCACAGTCCGGGCGGCGTTGAACTTTTCCAGCACGATAGTTTTGTATGTGTCGGTGTACTCGTCCATTTCGCCGGTGTGGTACTGGGCGTTTAATTGCGCTATCTCCTTTTCTTCGGCGGAGGTGTCAAGCCCCATAAACGATTTCAACTTTTTAGCGCAGTATGCGTGCGCTAACGTACCCTCTTGGGCATAGCTGCTATCATTGTCGGGCGCGGTAGCCTCCAGCCGTGGGGCGGCGGTGCAGTTCATCCACCTGTGCGCCGCCGACGGCGATAATAATGCGTGTTGTCCGGGCATGGCTTAGTTATTTAGTAGGGTGCTGGGGGGGGTGCTATAAAACCTTTTTCGTCGATAATGAGCGCGTCGCACTCGGCGGCGAATAGGCCAACCTTTTCAGGATCGTCAATCAAAGATGGCTTTTCATAGCCGAGAGTTATCGCAATTTGCTTAAACATGGAGGTACAAGCGCGATGGTATTTTTTGTATGTCTCGCTTTCTGTATTTTCCTTGTAGTCCTCGCCCTCAAAACGCTGACGGGTGCGGTGCATTATTTCGCGGATTATCTCGCCCTGACTCTTTCCGGCCTGCTGCGATGTCTTCGGAGCGGCAGGTTTAGGCTCGGCCGCCTGTCCGGGGACTTCGGGTTGGGGTACTTCCTCGGCGGCTGCCACCGGGGCGGCGGTGCCGGGTGCTTTTGCGCTTACCGAGACCTCGATGCTCGACTCCCGGCGTGTCTGCGCGCCGATCTCATTGGTGACGGCTTTTTCGAAGCGTCTGCCGAGGTTTGGCAGCTTGTCCTCCAGCAGGGCAAAAAGCCTGTCTGAGAGGGTTAATTTTACTTGTAATTCCATATAGTAAACTTCTATAATGTTGATTTCTTTGTCATGCAGTACACCTGTGCCGCGGTATTGAGGTCGGCGGCTGTCGCCACCGGGTTGCTAGTCAACCAGTCCTCTAACTCCGTGCGACGGAAAAAGCATTTTTTGCCGCTCGGCTTATAGTGCGGTACCGCTCTTGCCGAGGTGAGCTTGTACAGGTAGCTTGCTTTCAGCCCCATATATCGGGCGGCCTCGTCCAAGGTCAAGACCTCTTTATGGCATATCGCGATGTTTTCGCTGATCGCCGCCGCCAGTCTGTCTAATTCTTCCTGTATCATGGCTGGGCGTTTTTAGTTAGTGTCAGCTGGTTGTTAGCATAATCCGATACCGCGCTAAACTTGCAGCGCAGCGAATTTTGCAGACGGTATGCTATCGCCTTACCGCTGTTTATCGCGTCTGCGTCCGGCAGCTCAAATGTGACGGTTTGCCCTATCTCCATTTTGCGCAGTGCTTCGCTTGTTACTTTTTTCTTTTCCATATCGCGTTAAATTTCGATGTCGATAAACTCTAACAGGTTGTTCGTAATCATGCTGTTAACTTGTAGCTGTGCGGTCTTAATCCCATTGTCCTGCATCCATCGTTTAGCACGGTTTACAGCTGTCTGCTTGTTTGAACCGTCGGGGATTAACGCGCCTAAATCCTCGTAGTTTTCATCCATTAGGGCAAACCAGTAGCGTTTCATAAGCGTAATGTTTTAGCGTGGATAAAAAGTAACTATCAGTCGCCCGGCCTGGCCTTTGAACTGGGGTGCGTGGTTGAGGCTCTTTAATGCTTTCTTTGCGTAATGCTCGGCGTGCAGGTCGCCCACCATTTCGCAAAACTTTGTAAAGCCTACCACGATGCGTTTGCGCTCCTGCGGAAAGGTTAGGCGTATGAGGTAGTCGCGGTTGATTTTCTTGCGCAAATCCTCGACGTTTTCGATAGTGTACAGTCTCCTCATTGTTTGTTATTTTGTTTGTTATTCTTTTGGCGGAAAAGAAAAACTGTCATAAATTTGCAGTTGGATATATTGAGGTTAGGCAAATTGTCTGACAGCCTTTCTTATGTCCTTTTGTTTGCTATTCGCATTGCAAAGATATTGTATTACATTGTATTTACAATATAGCTATATTGTATTTAACTTGTAATTAACTTTTGTAAACATAAATAAACACTATGGCTCAGTCTGAAATAATTGACCGTATCGAAACTTTTTTGGAGTTAGATGGCTCATCTACAAATAGTTTTGCTCGGATGGCTGGAATAGATCCAGGTAATCTCGCGAAGATGTTGAGCGGAAAACAAAAGATAACTGATAACACGCTTCGCAAGATTTCTACTTCGCACGGCCTTAACTTTGAGTGGCTAAAGTACGGTGAGGGCGAAATGTGCGCAGCAAATGAGCCGACACCCGAAATAAGCTATACCGACGGTGTGCCATATTTCGATGTCGATTTCAAATTGGGCTTTGATGAAATGGAACACCCCGGCGCACCTAACCCGGAATATCTTATACGGATGCCGGGGTATGAAAAGGCTACGTTGTGGTGTAACGCTTCGGGCCACTCGATGGAGCCGGAAATAAACAATGGCGATATATTGGCATTACAGCGCATAGATGATTTTTCGTTTCTGCCATTCGGCGACATATACGGCATTATCACTACCAACGGCATGCGCACTATCAAAAGACTTGGCCGCAGTATTAAAGACGGATATTATAGGCTCATTCCGACAAACAAGGATTATGATGAACAGGAAATACCCATTAAGGCTATTTCAGTTGTGTATCGTGTAATGGGTGCTATGAAAGCGTTTTGATTACGGCTATGCTTAGGGTTTTTGTATGGGTGTTTGTGGGGTTGGTAGTCCTCATAGTTTGGTTGATTCTTGGTGCATCTAAAAATGAAAAACAAGCAAGCGGCCCAAAGACGAGCCGGCTGCCTAAACCCTCTATTAAGATGCTTAACCGGGATGGCGATGCGTATGAAGATGAATGGCACACCTATATTGCAGGATTAAAACACCACATATCAAAATACGACATAGGCGGCTTTACCGGCTATGTCGTAAAAGACCCTCACAATGAGTATGACCGCAATGCAATGGCGGTGGTTAGTTCTATAAAACAATTAGGCTACATACCTGCAAAAGAATTATTAGATTATATTCAATGGAGCAACGGCGCGCCAATGCCGTGTGTCGGATTTATATATGTTGATGATGGGCAGTATCGAGGTCGAGTAAAAATTTTGCGGCCTTGTAGTGAAGAATTTCTACAGACAGAATTTAGTCGTTACCTACAATGGGTCAAAGATAACTACGGAAATGAATATTTACCTAAAACAATGTCAATGCGGTTTGACATAGAATAATTACAAATTACAACTTCAACTCCGGCAAACTATTTATAGCGGCTTCTTTGAGGCTGTCGATGACCCGCGTGTACTTCTCGGTATGACGAAGATCGCTGTGGCCTAAAAGGTTTGCCACCGTTTTGATGTTTGCCCCGTTGCTCAGTATGTTGGTGGCGAACGAGTGCCGGGCGCAGTGCCATGTTATGTGCTTCTCGATCCCGGCGCGTTTAGTCCAGTGACGCAATGCCTTGAGGCACATCGTATGGGAAGGCAGGGGGAATATGCGGTCACCCCGTTCCCCCTTGCCGATAAGTCTCAACAAACCTTCGTTCAACGGGATAACAACGCCGCTCGCGCTGCTGTGACCTTTCGTCTTGCTTTGCTCAAACCTCAGTACACGGTTGGAAAAATCCACGTTGCCATATGTGAGGTCTTTGACGTCGCACCAGCGCAAACCGCAGTACAGGCAGAAGATAAAGGCTCGGCGTATGTTAGGGTTTTCCCTTTCAACGGGGGTTGCGATCAATGCCTTCACCTCGTCTATGCTCAGAACATCCTTTGTGAGTTTGTTTTTATCTATTTTTATAGAAACGCCGTGGCATGGGTTTTTCCGCATAACATCTTTCTCCACCGCCGCCAGTATGACCTTTTTGAACCTCGCATATAACGTGTGCGGCGTTTCCCCGTTGAAATGATTTTGCAGATACTCCGTAAATCCTGTCATCATCTCCTTCGTAATCTTATCCGGATGCAGCCGGACGGCAAGCCTCGTGTATTCGTTTCGCCCTTTTAGGAAATCCACAAAACACTCATGCGCACGACGGATTTTGTTTTTGTCAGTCTTCGTATATTCGTTTACATAGACGCGATACCAGTCATGGAAATTTATGTCCCTGTCTTTTTTGAGCCGGTAGCCCCCGGCACGTTCCAACAGCTCCTGCCCCCGTTCAAACCGTATGCGCTTGGCAGCCTCCAATGTTTCCTTATTCTGCTGCCGCTCCTGCGGCGTGCGCGGCGCCTGCCACAGATACAGGCCCAGTAGTTCGTTCCGGCGTTCGTTCTTTTGGTAGGTGTTGCCGTTTTTACTGGTAACCTCCACCTTGCCGAAATAAAACTCCAAATATAGGCTGTCGCGACCGTCGGATAAGGCGCGGCCCATCAGCTTGGGATTATCGCCGTTGTTCCCCTCGATCAAATAGGTGTTATCGGCGCGGTAGTTCTTTTTAGCCATTGTTATTCGACTTTGTTTTCGTATCTTTGCAAAGATATAAAATAACCGTCAGCCACAAAGCACTGACAAAGCACTTTTCAACAAAACAAAGAAAAATAAAAGAAAATAACGCTATGAGTTTTTCGACCAACACACTGATATTTAACGCGTTTGCTTTCCCATGTTATCCCGCAAAAATCGGGGTAGAAGCCCACTCGCGGCTCGAATAATGCTTGATAATCGTTTGATTATCAAGCATTATTATTTTAAAACAAAGCACTGACAAAGCACTTTTCGAGAATGCATACACGAAACGCGCCTGACTTCACAGCCGGGCGCGTCCCTCATCACTTATTACGGATTGGTTAAAATTTTCGTTTTATATACAGGAAAAGTAACCACATGAGCGCGGCTATACACACACCTAACCCTATCCGGGCAAAGGCGGTTTCGTACCATTTTTGTGTAGAGCCTTTTTCCTCGGTCTGCTTTACCTGTTTGGCTTGGTCGGCACGCACGCCGTTAAGCTGCTCGCGGTGTCCGGCGGTTTCCCCGGCTTTCCGTGTTACGCCCTTGTCCTGTGCCATACATTCTTTATGCTGTCCCTTTATATTCTTTACGCCCTCAAAGGTCACGTTACCTGCACTATCGATACTTACTTTGCCGCCGCCCTCGACAAACTCCATGATGCCGACACCCTCATAAGTTATTGCGGTCTTTGTGGTATCGGTATCAGTCTGTTTACGGCTGGTGGTATCGGCTACCATCTTTGTGGTGTCGGCATACGATAGAGTGCTATTTTGGTCGGTAGACGTCATGACTTTTTGTGTCCGGCAGGAAAACAGGCACGCCGCTACACCTACGGCGGCTATGAGCGTTAACCGTTTCATGGCTGGAAAGTGATAGCGTTAAGACGGCGCAGCCAGCCACGTTTATACTTATTGTTTACCGGGCGGCTTGCACAAATACGGTCTATATAAGCTTTACGTTCTGCCACTATCCGGGCAAAGAACTGCGCCGGGTTCTGACGGTTGACCGCCGCCAACGTCTTAGGCCCTACCACGCCGTCAACGGTAACGCCTAATACCTGCTGGGGTATTGTGATACCGTATTTGCCGGAAGTCCAAACCCAATCTACCAGTATTTCGGCGACAGACTGGTTAGTGATTTCGTCTGCTTTCCATCTGTCCCAAAACATGGTTTTGAGTATATCGAGCCACTGGGCATATGTCATGCCGCGCAGACGCTCGATAGTCGGGCGCGGGTAGCCTTTTTTACGGCAGTATTCCGTGTAGGTCGCCAGTGTAACGCCTACCATCGTGGCACCGCCCAAATCGTCGGGGTCGTTTACATACCCGGTTTTCCGGGCTTTCTCAAAAAGTTGTGCGCCTGTCAGTCCGGCACGGTTTACCCCGGCCTCAAACTGGATAATAAAAGGCACGATTTTTTCTATGTCTGCCATAATCTCGGAATGTATAGATTAGTAATCACTCGGAGGCATCCTGTCTTTGCAGCCTCTTTTGTGACATTTCTTCGCATCTGCATCGGTTAACCTTAGTTCGACCTCGTAGCGTCGGTGTATTTCCTCCAGCCGGGCGTTTTGTTCAGCGCGGAGTTCCTCGTATATGCGGTCAATCTTTGCGTCCCGTTCGGCTAACCGCTTCTCCAGCCAGTCCACCTGGCGACGGTCGTTCTCATCTTCTACGGCTACTACGTCGGCCACGTCGTGACGTTCCTGCATATTGCGTCCGCGCCACCATTTGACCAGCTCGATAAAGCCCTGAATGCCTCCGATACCGCCTATTATAGTTAATATGTCTGTAGATTCCATGATTCAAAATGTGATTGGTAAAAAGCAACTGCGCCAACAACGAATATAAATCATAAATGTGGCACCCGGTCTGCGGCCTGGTGCCACATTTATGTCACGGCCTGGCGTCAGCCGGTGACGGCCGCGGCTGCGGCTGCCGACGCGCCTTTGGCATAGGCGGCCTCGACGAATGCGGCGACCGCCGCCATGGCCCCGGCATGCCCGCCCGACGGGCAGTCGAGGTTGAGCCACAGCGTGCCGTCGGGGTTGCGCCCGAAGGTGCCATGCACCAGCGGGTCCCCGGGCTTGGAGATATGCCCGTTGTTCAACGCCGTCACCGACGCTCCCTCCGTTTCGAGTTCGCCGTAGAGGTCGTAGCCGCGCCCCTCGTGGGCGGAGTTGTCAACCGGGACTGTGGCCCGCAGCGGGCTTTTCAATGTGAGATGTTCCTGTGTCATTGTCGTTTTGTTTTAAAGGGTTGGTAAATATTGTTGTTAAAGAAGTGTCATTGCGTGTGCATCATTTCAGCAGGCCGAGCTGTTCGGCCTTGGCGAAGTCGAGCGCGTGCCATGTGGAGCCGCCGTCATCTGTCAGCGACAGGTCTGCCTGCCGTATCCTGATGCCGAACGTCGAACCCACGAGCACTCCGAAATACCCCCCTGTCGCCAGCACCCGCATCCCCTGCCACGCGCCCAGTATCCCGTCGGGCGCTATGACGAACTGCTCGTCCACGCCCCTCACGACCTTGAGCGAGGCCGTCGGGGTCACGGACTTGGTCGCGACAACGGCGGTCGCCCCGAGGTTCGGCGTGGCATTCACCTTCACCGACATACGGTATTCGCCCGCCAGCGGGGTCATGAAGTTCACCGTCGCGGAACCCCTCCCCTCCGACGGGGCGTCCTGGAACCCGCCGTACGCGGTATGCACCAGGCGGCGTGCCGTGCCGCTGACATGGTACACCTCGGCCGTGAACGTCCCGGAGAACGGGTGTTCCGCGCTCGCCCCCACGGAGTACCCCAGCCTCACGGCGGCCTTCCCGGAGACGGAGGAACCGGCGGGGAGGCTGCCGAGGGAGACCTCGCCGAACGGCACCTCCGATATTATACCCTCCGCGCCCTGGCTTATCAGGCCGTTCGGCATGGTCACCCTGGGGCGCCTCCCTATCCTCACCGTACCGGCGCCGAAAGTGTACGAGGGGTTCGTGACTGCGCCGGTTATGTTCTCCACCTGCCGTGCGGGGAGGGCTTTCCGGGATATGAGCATGCGTGTGGCGTCCTTGTCATCGAGCAGTTTCAGCCCGTCGGGGTCGAGCCTTACGCCTTCGCCCATCTCCATATGGTCTCCCAGTAGCCTTACCAGGTTGCGGCAGAAGTACGCCTCGCCGTTGTGCCGCATCATGAATGCCGCCGCCTCCGCCCCTGATGGGACGGTATCCGGCTTTGCGGCATCGTACATGTCGCCGCCACCCCATATGGCCGGGGCGTCCTCCCTGTCTGCCAGGCCGCTGATGCCCGACATGACGCGGTAGGTGCCGTCGGCGCCCGTGGAACCCATCCGCAGCAGTGTGGCCAGGATGAGGCCGAACTGCCCGATGTTGCCTTCCGTCAGGGCGTCGCGCAGCGCCTGCGACAGGTAGTCGTTGTCGCGGGGGGAGGGTTCCCACTCCGTGAGGGTGTTGCCCCATTCCACCTGCGGGGCGGCAAACCTTATTTTGCCGTTTTTCAGTATGTAGGGGTAGAACCTTATGGCGTAGGGCTCGCCCGAGGGGTTGGTCGGGCCGTCGTACCTGGTGAAGCGGCTTGTGGGGACGGTTATGTCGAACCGCACCCATTCGCCGATTTTGAAGGTGCCGTCGGAGTTCCTGGGGAGGATGGGGATGCTTACGGAGTTGGCGCACGAGATGCCGTTTGCGTCGACGGCCATGACATCCATCGCCGCGTTGTCGCTCCCGAAGGCGTCAGCCCACGATTGCTCGTCGAGCCTGGTGTAGATGCTCACGGTTACCACCTTGTGTCCCCCGATGACGAATCCGGGGTTGATTTCGCCCTTGGAGGTGCCGTAGTTGTTGTAGATGCCGCGGTATGTGGGGCCGGTCGAGCCGAGGCTCTCGACGTACACCGAGTTCTGCCCGTGCGGGCCGTTACCCTGGTCGATGCGTGCCGTGGATGCCATGTCCCAGTGCGCCTTCCCCCGGAAGCCGGAGTTGAGCACCATGTTGCCGCGCCCCTCCACGGTGGCCGACCCCTCGTTGAGCACGGGAACGGATTCCGAATCATGGAAGGCGGAGGAGGCGGACGCGGTGTCGCGCAGCGTCAGCACCACCGACACCGTGTCCTGCCTGATGATGCCCGCGAGCTGGGCGGCGGTGACGGTGAAGGATGACGAGCCGGGGGTGGCGACGGTTCCCGATGACTGCACGTTGCCTGAGGAATCGAGTGCCTGGTAATGCACGCACTTCTCGGTGGTGGCGGCGCGGTCGGGGCCCGTGACCTTGTATTTTGTGACGGTGAGCGACGCTGGCACAAGGACGCCGGTCAGGCTGCGCGTTATGGCGTCCGCCGACAGCCCCAGCTGGTAGACGGTTGCCGCCGGGCCCCTGTCGCCGGTGGCACCTTTCAGCGCGAGAGACCATGAGAACTCCCTGGTGAACGTCTTGCCGTCGACGGTTACGGGGACAGTGAGGACGCCCTGCCTGGTTTTCATTACCGGCGTTACGGATACGGTGAATCCGGCGTTGACCGTGCCGTCGCCGGTTTTTGAAACCGACATCCCCGCCGGCATGCCGGTTATGGAGTCGATGGTGGCAGGCACCCTCGTCGCGCCCTTGTAGGCTATGACCTCGCATGTGGTGTTCCCGGCGACAGCGGAGCTGACACCCCCGGCGAATGTGTGGCTCTCGTTGGTGAGCAGCACCGTGTAGGAGTCCTTGCCTGCCGCACCCGTGGCGCCCTTGGCCCCGCTGCTCACCTTCGCGATGGTGACCTCGTCGTGCATGCCGCCGGAGGTGCAGCGGATGGTGATGCTCTTGGCCGTACCCCATATGGAGGCGTCGCGTGCCAGGGCGTAGGTCGGCGAGGTAGCCCCCGGTATATCTGTGAACGCCGTCTGCTTTTCTCGTTTGTAGCTCCACTGGTAGCCGGTCGTACCCTGCAGGGTGGCCGACAGGTTCACGGTGGCGGGGCCTACCAGGGTGTTGTAGCCGTCGGCATACGATATTATCTGCGCGTCGGCGTTGACCACGACCGTCTTGGCGCCCTTCATCTCCGAGGCTGCGGGGATCCATGCCGTCTGCGGTGTGTTGCCGGGGGTCACAGTCGCCCATTTTACATAGGTGTCGGGGTCGTAGTCGCCGTC